GGAGCTCTGGACAATCCTACAGATCACCGATCCGGGCTCATGGGACGCCGACGGCAAGGGCTGGTGGCGGTTCCGCCGCTACACCGGCGGCTACCACTCGGCCGAGCTCCAGCAGAGGCTTCGCGAAACCTGTATGGTCCGCCGGCTGAAAGCCGACGTTCTGACTGAGCTCCCGCCCAAGCGCCGGCAGATCGTCGAGCTCCCGGCCAACGGAGCCGCCCAGGCCATAGCGGCCGAAACCTCCGCATGGGACGCCCGGCAAGAGGCCCTCGACGGCCTCCGAGCCGCCGTTGAGCTCGCGAAGGCATCCGACAATCCGGCCGATTACGCCCGGGCCGTGGCCGAACTCCAAGAAGGCCTCAGGGCCGCATTCGAAGAGATGAGCCGGATCCGACGCGAAACCGCGGTAGCTAAAATCCCCTACGTGGTTGAGCACGTTCGGATGGCACTGGAAGATGACCCGGCGACCAAGATCGTTGTCATGGGTCACCACCACGAGGTGATCGACGGAATCCGAGACCAATTGGCGTCATTCGGGGCCGTCTCGCTCACCGGACGGGACTCTCTGGACGTCCGGCAGGCAGCCGTCGACCGCTTCCAGACCGACGCGTCGTGTCGGGTCTTCGTAGGATCACTCCAGGCGGCCGGCGTAGGAATCACCCTAACGGCCAGCTCGCACGTGGTGTTCGCGGAGCTCGATTGGGTCCCGGGGAATGTCTCGCAGGCCGAGGACCGCGTCCACCGTATCGGCCAGCTCGCCGAATCGATACTAATCCAGCACCTAGTACTCGAAGGTTCTCTGGACGCCCGGATGGCCGAGGTCCTGGTGGCCAAGCAGGACGTTATTGACCGGTCGCTTGACCGTAAGACCGACACCGGCTCGGATGTCCAGGCCAGGCCAGTCGTTCCGGCCGAGCCGGTAATCCCGGAGCGCGAAGCTCCGGCTACTTCGGGCCCGCGGTCGGATCTGGACCGGGTAGCGGCCACCATGACGGCCGAACGAGCGACCATGATCCATGAGGCGCTCCAAGAGCTCGCCGGGGTGTGTGACGGGGCGCGCAAGCTGGACGGCGCCGGGTTCAGTAAGATCGACGTCGAAATCGGCAAGTCTCTGGCCTTCGCTACGCGCCTTAGCGCCCGCCAGGCCGCCCTCGGGCTGAAGCTAGTCCGGAAGTACCGCCGGCAGCTCGGCTCGCTAGCCCAAGCCATCCTAGGTGAGCCACAGGCCGAGGCCGCCTGAGGCACAACCCCGCAAACCTTAGCCAGACCATGACAAGGTCGTCGTGGTCTGGCAAAAAGAACCCAAGTGATGAAGACTCCAGAACTTTTCGGTCTCGGTTCCCGGTTCGGTTTTAGTCACCATGGCGCGCGTGTCATAGTCAGTGAGCCCGAAGCGTATCATGGTCACGCGAATCTGACAGTCTCTCGCTTGGCATGGTTCTAGCATTATCCTCAATCACTATGGCGCGCAGCAAGACGCCCAGCACCCGCACATCGAAGCCCATCCCCCGGTGGGCCGAGCGATACATCCGAGAAACCGCAACCATGATCGAAGCCTACGACCGAGCCGGCGACCACGAACCCGCCCGCTCGGGCGAGCGGGAGATAGACCGCGTAGTCCAATCGCTTCGCTCGCAAGGGTACACCGTATGAGCACTTTCCACGCATGTTCCTACACCCGCCGGCCAAGTACGAACGCATTAGCCGAGCTGGCGGGGGATCCTTCGGTCTCCGATCCAAACTTCACTCCGACTGTTGGTCATGAGGACCGACACGAAGTGTCGGTAACGGCTTTCCCTTACTCCAGAATCGAATGGGCCGAGCGCGGAGCCGGCTACGGTTGGCTCATGGTTCGGGTCAAAAGCCACGCGCCTAGCGTCGAATGGCTCGCTCAATTAGCAGCTCTCGTAACCAGCCTAGAGCCCACGGAACCCCTGGAAACCCTAACTCTCTGACCCAACCCTAACTACCATGAAACCCTACGGCGTAGACAGACAAGACCACGACGTAATCGGTCGATTCCCGCCCGAATCACGGCCTAAGCGAGCCCGGGCCCGAGCTCGTAGTGAGCTCGCCACCCTCTGAATAGCCCACAATGAACAAGCAACCATTCTATCACACTATGTGTGTAATCTTTACGGCAACAGCCGACGTTAGCGCGAAGGCCGCTCGGCCTGAATTCCGAGCCAAGCTCGAAGCTCTCCTAAAGAGAGAACTCGGTTCCCTGGTCAAGGATAGCGTCGAATTCGACGGCCCAGTCACGGCCGAGCCTGGTGACCCGCACGATCTAATGTGACCGACTCCCGCACCCCGCCCGGCAGCCACGCGCTCCCGGGCGGTAGCGGAAGCCAGACACAACCCGTCCAGAAAGGCGGCCCCATGGCACGCAAAACCCACCCTACACCCGTACCGACCCTACCCCCCGTCATCCCGGCGTCCGAAATCGTCTCAGCCTACCGGCGCGCCAAAGCCGCCAAGGCCGAGGCCGATCGCCTCGAGGCCGAGGCCCGAGCAGCCGTACTGGCGCAGCATGAGGCGCACCACGTGAACGAATGGCTCTCAGCCGACGGCACCGTTACGCTGGTTCAGGTCGCTGGCCGACAGACCCGGGAATTCGACGCCGAACGCGCCCGCCATTACATGACTCCCGAGCAATGGGACTCCTGTTCGTCCGTCAAGGTTGGGAAGCCAGGCGTACGCGTCTCTTACGATCCATCCCCCGCCGTCAAGGCCGAGCCGTCACTCCGACTGGTTGGGTGACCATGGCTCGCACGGAGGCACTGATGCAAGCCACCAAACACATGACAGCCACCAAAGCCCTCGCAATCGCGGAGCTACAATGGCACCGACACGGCGTAGCTCTGGCTCGAGCCAGAGCTACGCTCTCACGATTACAGGAGTCCTGATGTTCCCAGTATTAACCATAGGTTACCAAAAGCTTCAGCCGGCCGACTTGGTCGAAATCGTCGAACAGACCGGAGCGCTGGTCGTGGATGTCCGTACGCGTCCGACCTCGGGTCGGATGACCCGGGGGTTCCGCCGGGCCGACCTCGAGTCGCTTTTGGGCGACGCCTATGACTGGCGAGGCGACACGCTTGGCGGGCTCGGCAAGGGGCCCACCAAAGCCGGAATCGACCTACTCGCTGAACAGGCTAACAGTAAGCTAAACATCCTCCTCTGTAAGGAGGAAAGCCCCGGCGAGTGTCACCGGCACCACTTGATCGCCGTCCCGCTCCGGGCGCTCGGAATCGAGGTATGGCACTTGTTCCGAGACGAGGCGATCGAGGCCGACGAAGTGACCGCATTTTGGGACTCGCAGGGCGCGAAGCCCTACACATACTCTCCGGCCGCAGAGATCTTGGAGGCCTACTCCGTCTGACCTCGGCACCCCGCCCGGCAGCCATGCGCTCCCGGGCGGTAGCCGGGGCCAATCGGTTCCGTTACCCGCCGCCCGGGCCCGCGGGGCTCGGGGCGTTAGGAGCACCTAATGAGCGAAACCACCTACCGCATCATTCTGCGCCCGCGCTACGCGGGCGAACAGTATCGAGTACTCGACACTGTGATCGGGGTCGAGGCCGCGTCGGAAGCGGTCGGTCGTGTCGACGCCCAGTATGGGCGCGGTAGTGTATTCTACCGCGAGGTGGGGAATGCAGTTCCGGCACTACCACCGGTGTCGTGGTGCGGGCTCCCCAGATCCTAAGTAGTCCGCCCGCCCCGGTTCCGCCCCGCCGCCTTCGCTGGCCGCGGGGCTTGGGGCGTTAGAGGATACCGACATGCAATCACACTACGAGGTACATTTTGCACGTTCCAACCGCGCTGATCTGGTCAGCGCGGCCCGGGCCAACGTCACTCGGCACGAAACCTACGAGGCCGCACTGGAAGAGTCGAGACTCGTCGTCCCGCCTCGACCAGATCTGGTCACGCTAGTGTGCGAGGTTCGCACATTTCGCCCACGTGGGCGCTGGTGAGGTCATGAACAGCATCATCATTTTTGAGCTCCCAGACGGCACGATCGATTGGCGGACCGGAGGGCAGACGCTACCGCGCGGCGCAGTCGTCCGAGAGGTTACGGTTTCTCGTGGGGATGGCGCTGAGACTCTCGAGCTGCATGACGACTGCGTGGTCCGCCAGCGGGTCGTCGACTGCCGCAACGCCGCCATAGACGCGCTGACGGTGGCTGGATCATGGTAGCCGCCCCGCCGCCACCAGGCCGCGGGGCTCGGGGCGTTGAGGATACCGATATGTCACAATGGTTTACAGTAATACCACACACGTATCCAGTGGACGGAGGATCAGCCACCGGAGAGTGCGCGCCAGCACTCCCGTCACCTACCAGGTATCGACACCAGGCAGAGCGTGCGGCCCGTGACTGGTCGCGGGTTTGGTTCTCCGGCCCAGTTCAGGCCCGAGTGCTCGGGCCATACCCCACCCGAGACTCCGCCCGGGCAGCGCAGAGGGCTTACCGTTGAGAAGACCATCATGACCAAGACCACTACAGATCCTGAGGTACACGCCACGGAGATGACCGCCGAGGAGGTCCGCATCGCAGAGCGCGTCCGAATATGCACTGAGCAGTGTGCGGCGGCCTATCCGATAGGCAGCCTGTGGACGCACCCCGTACTGGGGTGTGTAACTGTGACCGCCCACCGAGCGGCCCATAATGGCCGCGCGTACCAGGTGTCGGTATCCCCGGCCATAACCGACGACAACGGAAGAGTGTGGTCGTGTTACTCGCCGGGGGCGGATCTGACCCGCCCCTGAGTCAATGACCCATCCCTCGCCTGGTGTAGTAGCCGCCCCGTCGCCTTCGCTGGCCGCGGGGCACTGTCGCCGTGGAGGAAACTGACATGCTAGCCATTGTAAAATGTGCCTCCTGTGCACCAGACGAATGGCCCGGTCCGCCCCCAGAGCATAACTGTGCCGCGGATGACGAGGACCGTTTGTACGGCACCGTAGTCTACACGGTACCGAGGCACGACAGTAGCCTACATGACAGATACGTGGTTCAGGAGTGGCCGGTGTGCCCGCAATGTAAGGAGGAGTACTGCACGTGGTGCGGATGTGCCGCGTGGTGTCAGTGTCTCTGATACACCTTACCAAGTTCCGCCCCGCCGCCACCAGGCCGCGGGGCTTGGGGCGTTGAGGAGACCGACAACACACCATGATCAAGCACCGCAAACCACGCACCCGACCGACCAGCATTGTCCGCTACGCCGCCACGCCGGCCATTACAGCCGCGGCTTCCCAAGACGGCCTCGTCGCCTTCGAGCAGGCCGAGACCGACCTTACCCTTTCGCTCGGCGCCGACCGCCGGCAAGAGGCTTTCAGGGCCCTCCAGGACCGGGCCCAATGCGAGCTCGCTATTGAAGCGCGAGCCGCCGACCGCGCAACGGCGCGGGCTTCGCGCCTGGAAGCTTTTCTTGCACGCTTTGACGACTCGGCGGATCCATGAGCCGGATTCAGCGTCACCCAAGCTGGGTTCTCTGCCGGAAGCTGTCCGGCGGAGAGTCCGATGGCAACGTGGGCGATTTGGCGGATCTGATCGCCCAGTACCTAGAAAACTCCGAGGTAGACCCTGCGGACCGAGCACCGGACCCACCGACCTTGGCCGAGGCGCGCGCAGCCGTCGCCCATATTCGAAAGGTGCTAGACGCGGTCGAGCTACGACTGGCCGGTGACCGGTAAGCTTGGAGCTTTTAAGCTCCCCCAGGACTGGAAACTACTGTGCCAACCTTGGCGCGGTTGATGCTACAAAGGAAACATGCCCACAAAAACCCTAGTCTACGGCAACGTTCTCCAGCAGCTCGCTCCCGATGCGGCGCCTTTACTCCGGCTTCTCCGCCGAACGGCGGTATCCGGAATCAAGCATGAGCTCAAGCGCTCTTCGAGTGCCGCCGAGGCCGCCGAGCGGCTAGGCGTAACCTACCACTCCCTGATTCGTCTGGTGCGGCAGCACTGGGACGAGTTTGCTGATGCCTACAATTCATGCGCCCAGATCAGTAGGAGACCCCAGAAGGGTCCCACGGCCTTCAAAGGCTGACCACTCCACTACCCACTACCTCACCTGGAAACCCTCAATATGACATCACTTTCGCTAGCATTGGAGCGGGCTGGGCTAGTCCATCCCGCGGCCGCTACATCCGCTTCTGCTTCCACTTCCACTTCCGCTGCGACATCCTCTTCTGCAGAACCATGTCTGGACGAGATTGGCGAGCGGTGCAGCACGCTCGTCCAGATCCTGGGTCATGATCGCGCCCTCATCACACTTCGCCGCGAGGCCGAGGCCCCCTATGGGTGCGCCCGTCGAACGGCAGCAATCGACGGCGCGATCGATCGCGCACTGAGCTCGATCCCGAGTCGCCGCGCTGCGGAGCTCCGGGCGCTACCGTACATCGGATGGGGGTATCGCCGAGCGGCGGACCTTGACGACGTACTTGCCCAGTGCATTGAGGCACTGAGCGAAGGTGGGTACGCGGCATGGCGCTCGATGCAGGAGCGCGCCGCACAGGCGCCGGCGGCACCTGACGCCCCGTCCGTCCAGGAAGTGGCCGATTCCGCCGATCCAGGATCGCTAGTGTCGCGTTGGGTCGACTCATGCGTAATCTGGGCCGGTGAGCGCACCGAGCGAGAGCTGCGTGCGCTGGGGCGGGACTTCCACCGAGAATCTCGCTCACTCCTCGAGCGCTCCGCAGAGTTGCGTGCTGCCCTCGCCCGGGAGCGGGGCGTAGTTCGCGCGATTATCGCGCGCTACGATAGCGGAGCCGTCTCATGGGAGACGGCGAAATCCGAGGTCTGGGCCCTGCCGTACGAGATACGGCGTGCTGAGCTAGGCGAGGTGTCTGTGGATCTGGCACTCGGGCGCACCGCTCGAGCCTGGCGCGACGGTCAC